GTGTGACGTGCCATGCACGCGAATTTCTTGGCGTGTTCTCGGTTCTCCATCAACCCTTGGTATGTGCCGACTTTGGTTGGCGTGTATCCGAGAATGTTTTTGGCACCGGTCACTTCACTGATTTTCAGTGTGTGGTGCGACGATGCGCGTACCTCTTTGTCATCTGAGCTATCTACCGCGACAAAGTCCTCACAGAACACACCTCCTGTCCCGTAGAAACATTTAGTCTTGTTGAGTACGAGACCAAACCTCTTTATCCACCACTCGTAGGCTTCTGCTTGCGATGGTGTGTAAAGAGCGATGAGATCGTCTCCACATAACTTCATGTTTCTGCCGACATTGGAGGCTGTGTTCTCACAGGCCTTTTCATGGCAGAATGCGTTGATAGCACAGAGGCACGCCCACGTGCCACTGAGACCCATATGGGCTCCCCGCGTTGTCTCCTTCCTCTCACAGTGTTCTAACATAATTTGCGGGCCATGGATCCACAACATACACTCCTCCTCCTCCCTCGTCCACTGCTGGCCCTTTGCTGCTCCTCGGAGAAAAGCAGCCATTACCCGATGTAAGATGTAGTCTGAGGCACTGGAAAGGTCCGCGCTGTATAGGAGCGATCGACGATCCCCTATCAGCTCGAACTGTACATGAGAAAGGGCTTCTCTTGTGTACCCTTTCCGGTGCAAAGTCTGCAACAAACGTTGGTTTAATGTCCGGGCCACGTGGCTGTTAGCGGCCGGATGAAGCGATGCGACTCTCAGCTTTCCTGCAAGTTCTTTGATCACCGCCGTCTTTATTTCCGGTGTATTGCTTCTGTATACCATTCTTATGGCGTGCAGAAACATGTCTACCGGATCTATTGGGCCTGTGATCTTGTCCTTCAGGAGGGCCGCGAGTCTAATCGTTTCCTCCGGGTCTAACAAAAACCGCTCTAACGCCTCACGCTCCGCGCGTTCGTTCTCCGCTGTCGCCCATGGTGTGCTCGGATTGTGGTTCGGCAGCTCTACCACAATCGGAACATCCCGTACAGCCTGTTGCCTGTAAGACTGTACTAAAGCTCGTGCGCATCCGCCTTGCTTTTGGGTCGACTCCAACACCGCGTTGTCTGAGGGGTGGAGATACCAACTCGTCTCCCGCCTCCCCTCCCACTCTACACCTTTACCCCATCCCCCTGGCTTTCCGAAGAAGACTTTACAGAACGCCTCGAACTCGCCTAGCTCGGCTTCTGTAATCGCCGCGTTGTCGACGCTACTCCAACGCGCCCTTGCTGCCTTACGCGCGGCCGCAATCTTCTTACTCTTGACCGGACAGTCGATTGATCTACTAACCGTACTCGCTATTTGCAGGCGGTGCCTCGTGATACCTCTGGTGTGGAATTGCGCTTGCGTAACTCCACACTGGATGTCTCCCGTAGCCCTCTGCCTGCATTTGTGGCTGTAGTCCTTGATAGTAGATAATCGATGGTCTCGCTGGGAGGCGACAAGCTTCAGGTACCGTATGTCATATCGCATGCGCGATATCAACGG